CGCCAGCTCCGTCCTGTTTTGTATTCGCCATCTAATGGACACCTTAAATTAAAATGTTTACCGGCTTCTTTGATTGATTCAACACAAGCTCTCCCTGTAACGTCTGCAAACTCGGGCGCTGTCTCATATTGTATTTCATCGTGGACATTAGCTACGAGCTTCACAGGCCACTTGTTGAGCTTTATTTTATCATTAAAAATCACCAGTGCCTTCTTCATCACAATAGCCCCTGCTCCTTGTAGGAGACTGTTAAGGGCTGCGTGCTCGGATCGTACCCAAATACGTCTACCATCTAACCCAGGTACAGAGCCCTTCTCAGCGTGCTTAGCGACTGTTGCGAGTAGTCTTCCAAGGGCTGGGGTTTGCTTGAGGAACTTGTCCTTGAGAGCAGCTCCATCTCTTGCACTGCCTCCAACGATAGAACCAATCTTCGCATCTCCTGCGCCATAGAGGAACGCATAGATAAAAGTTTTTGCAAGGTCTCGTGTAGCAAGTCCCGCTGCTCGTTGGTTAACTGTGTGAACATCTGTTCCATCTTTAGATGATCCCTCAGTGACAGTTCTAACATAATCTTCATCCTTCATAAAGTGAGCAAGCATACGTAGCTCAAGACCGCTAGCGTCACAGCCAACCAATACATTACCATTTTCTACCGTCCAACATTGTCTACATTCAGGGCCATACAAGCTACCAGCGTTAGGGATCTGAGCCATGTTAGGCTTAGAGTGAGTCATGCGTCCTGTCACCGCCCCGTTGGTGATGACCTTGCCATGTACTCGTCCGTCTGGTCCCATAGCCTCTAACCAAGATTCTATCTGAGCAATCCTCTTCTGCAAGAGAAAATAGTCTGCAATTATTTGCCCTTCAGGGAACAAAACACCCCTTAAAGTGTCCTCATCTACCAAAGGTTGTCCTGTTGGGGTCAACTTTTGTGGCTTCCATCCAAGCTCGATAAGCTTTTCTCCGATTTGCTTTCGTGATCCTGGGTTGAAGGGTTCGATAATGTCGTCAAGAGGCTTGCCGTTACGTTTGTGGACTCGTCCTGTGGTGACTTTGGGAGGCCATCTCTCTTGCATTTGTTCATATATTCCAGCCAGTTTTGTCTTGAGGTCAGTAAGAAGGCACGTTGCATGGATTGTGTCCAGTTTGAATCCGTTACGCTCTTGTTGAGCAATGATTGCTGCCACTTGGTGCTCTAGCTCCAGGGACTCGGGAGAGAATCCCTTCTTCTCTAGCTCTTGTGTCAGAAACTCATACGTTTTTTCCAAAACGTCAACATCTCTCTTGCAATAATGTACCAAAAGACTGTCAATGGGTTTATCAAAACATTCACCAGGATACTCCTCTCGTCTGTCCATCATCCAAGACCACACAGCAGCATAATCAATCTTTGGAATACCGCTCTGCTTTCCGTAGCTTTCCAAGCTGTGTCCGCTCTCTCTCGTTGGCTCTAAGAGCCTGCTTGCTACTAATGTGTCGTATGTTCTCTTCAATCCGATCTTCGTCTTCCATAACCTGTTCAAGTGATAGAAATCGAAGGCGATCCCATTGTGAGCTATCAGGAGTGTAGCCTTGCTTAGATAGTCGTTTAGGCCATTTGGATTTTTCCATACTTTAACTTCTCCGGTTTCAAGGTGTTTTGTGACGCACAAATGGATCGTATTGTGTGCCAGGTTCGTTTCTATGTCCAGCGCAACTTTCATGCGATGCTTTCAGTTCTTCGTATTGATGGATAAGAGTCTGATACTTTGATTGTAACTCATAATACTTGCCTTCAAGGTCAATTAACCTTCCCACGAGTGTGTCAATGTCCATCATTTTAGGTTCATCCATAGCCCCACCTGAGCAAAAGCGTAACCAACCCAGATCATACCGTTAGGTAGATCCCCCTTGAGCCACTGGAGAGTGCCTACAATAGCGTAGCCCACCCCTGTAGCTCCTACAATGATGTGTTCAATCATCTTTCTTTTCCTTAGTGCTCTCAAGATACTTCTTGGCATCATCAACGATCTTCTCTACGTCTTCTCTGCCAAAGATAGCCTCCCATCTGCGTGCGTATTCCTCTTCCGAGATGCTGAATGGGCGAGGACTGCTGCCTTTACCGCCGTCTGACTTGCTCATAGATCCTCCAGTTTAACCTCAAACATTCTACCAGTATCCACATCATAGCGCAGGTCACAGGCAGGCCCAGTGAGGCCGCTATACCTGTTCTTCGCCACTGCTACCTTGGTGGTATGCCTCTCAGTAGCGTCTGCACTCATGGAGTTACGCTCCAGGGTAATTACAGCGTCTGAGAGCTGTGCAATGGCCCCTGAGCCCCTCAGTTGACTCAGAGACACTGCCTGACCATCCTCATGGCCTTGGTTGCCGTTAGGACGCTTGAGGTGAGACACAACAATCAAAGTAATGTTAAGTTCCTGCACAAGTGTCCGCAGGCGTGTCATCATTACATCAATGGCCTTGCGCTCGTCTCCGTTATCTTGACCAGAAATGATGATAGATAAATGATCGAGAAATACAATCCGACAATCACAAGCCTTTGCCATGTACCGGATGCGATTAATAATGTTGTCAGCAGAAGTGCTACCGAAATGGTCAAAAAGATAAATACGATCAGTCCCAAGAGTATGCTGGAAAGCATCATGTAACTCCTCTGTTGATACTTTGGTGTCGGGCAGGTGCAGTAACTTGTTAGCTCTGAGACTCATAATGCTCCTAGCAGTCTTCCGCACAGATTCCTCTAAGAACATGCCCCCGATGTTCCACTTCGTGGTGTTCAGGATATGGTAGAGGATCTCTCGCAAGAATTGACTCTTGCCCAGCCCAGAGCCTGCGGTGACTGTAACGAGTTCAGCAGGCCGGAACCCATACAGCAGGGAGTTCAGTCCCTTGAAGGGATACAGAGCCTCCGCAGGTTGCTCTGGCTTGCTTACTTCATCCCAGAGTGACGAGGCAGCAACAATTCCGTCAGGGACATACGTCTCAGCTTTCCACCAAGAATCGACAAAAGACTTCGTTTCACCAGATTTAAGATAATCACAGGCATCCTTACAATCTTGAATATGTTTAACAATCTTGGCCTTAACACCGAACAGTTCAGCAACCTCCTCTGCAGCCTTCTTCCCAGGTTCATCAGCATCAAAGCAGATCACCACGCTGTCAAAAGAATCCAGCCATTCAAAGTTAGCTTTGCAGTCCTTTAGGGCACTCTGAGCACCATTCTTGATGGACACCACAGGCCACTTGCTGCCCAGCATCTGGAAGGCCGCTAGTGCATCCAGTTCACCCTCCACCAGCGTGACGTATTTGCCTCCTTTGTGGAACAGGGATTGACCGAACAGGGTAGATTTACCCCAATGTCCCTCCACGGAGAAGGTCTTGTTAGCCACTGTACGCACCTTGGAGGCCACATAAGCACCAGTCTCATCAGCATAGGGATAGATGTGCTTCTGACCTGTCTGAGTGACCTTGTAGTGCTCGCAGGTGTCCCTGGTGATCCCTCGATCTGGGATCGGTTTAACTTCGCCTTCTGTTTTCATGGCATTCGCTCGGTTAATTGCTTCTTTCCATCGTTCTTTATCCTCGTGGGAGGATTCAGATTCTATCACCCCACAGGCAAAGCAGTAGGTGTGCCCATCTGAGTATAGAGCATTGGCGTCTGAAGAGCCACAGTGCTCGCAGGAGATATGCCTGACGAATTCTGAGGTTGTGTCATGGATCATGTGTTTTTTCTCCTCAATATCTGTTCAATAGCTTCTGCAAACTCATTAAACCCACCGCCCTCTTGCGTGTCATCAAAGGCAATGTCGATATCTTGCTGAGTCAGCCCAGCCCATTCACGCTTGTGCGGCACACAAACCATTTCGTCGCCTTCCCAAACAGCCCCACACACGCAATTAAGTTCACGCTGTGGTGCAACGATACCGTTCACGGATTCAAACTTCATTATTCTTCCGCACAAGCAGTTGTACGCAACCATCTTCACCGGCTCCTGCTTCTCAGCCTGTGCAGGCTCATAGTCCAGCCCCAACCCCCTGGCGTTCTCTGCCTTCTTGTCTAGTGCAATTTGTTTCAGTTCTTTGGCGTGTTTTGAAACAAACGCACCGCAAATCTGCATATCTTTGCCTTTTGCAATGCAGGGCTTATCAATCACACAGTTTTTGCAATTCTTTTCTTCAGCCTGCTCTATAGCTTGACGTAGGTCGTCATATGCTTTTTGGCAAAACTGGTGCGTTTGAAAGTTTCTCGGAGTAACCATCAACTCCAACGCCTCAAGCGCCTGTTTCATTGCTTCAATGTGGTTCACTTAAACCCCCTCATTTGAGCCTTTATTTCTTGTAGGACTATATCAGCCCCTACCCCATAGTTTTCATGCGATCCTAGGGTGCTTTTAATCGATTCTAGGAGCATTCTGTTGCTCACCGCTTCCTCGGCACACTTCAGCAGGAAAGATTCCTCCGGTAATGTGTATTCCATGATGACTTTCATAAGTACTCCAGTGTCACTTAAGTGACAGTTTAATGATGGTTAAGACAAAAACAAAGAAAGACAACAACATTAGATGTCTTCCTCTAATTTGTTACCCTTGGCTTCTTCCCTTTGAATTTTCATGTTACCAACGTCTGCAAGGACGTTATCCATGCCGTATTTGTCAAAAATATCGACAATATCATTAATCGTTGACCAATACCATGATTCTTCAATCAATTGCATCAATTCATCAGTGCTTTCGTTTTCCATGGTGTACCCCTATATCTTTAAAGTTAATATAAGACAATAAACATTAATGATTTATTAATCATTGATGTCTTCTATGCTTCTAAGTACTCTATAGTTATTATATAGTACGTCTTCTGTCCCTTCGGTGCTCAGATGGTCATCAAAGTCCCCTACAGTAGCAAGGTCTTTACGTTCTGAAACCGGCAGATGGGTGTCAATTGACACAAAACATGGGTTGCAAAGGTCAAAATACACGCTGGTGTGTCTTATCCTCCTGGTTGATTCAAAATCAGTTAAGAATGCGTCACAAATTTGACATTTCATGGTGTCTCCTCAAAATCCTCGATTCTAGCCGTTTTTTGGTGTTATGGCTACCCACCCCTTAACCACCTCAAAATAATCGCTCCTGGGCCCGTTTAAGGGCCTTCCTGGGCTATTCTAGTGGCCTATCGGGCATGACAATCAGAGACTTGGTGATTTTCTTTCGATGATAGTCCTCCCGAAAGCACACAAAGTCTTCTGGGCCGACCTTGGCAACATAAGCGTCCGAGTTCTTGGTTGAATAGCACCTAGACTGTGCTCCCTGGTTCTCAATATCGTTGAAATGGGTACTCAATCGATATCCTATGACCCCGGACAGGGCCACGGCAGAGATTGACCCCAAAAGCCAGATAGTTCTTTCAGTATTGCTCATTTTTCTCTCTTTCAAGGTGTTTATGGTAGGCATCTAGTGCCATGTCAACGTAGATAGTATCCATGATAGGCATAATGTCAACGTTTCCAACGTAGATAGCTTCAACGTACGGGTCTGCCCATTCGTATTCGCTGTTACATTTTGCATCAAACCGCCAATGGTACTCAAAGGCGATAGTGACATCCACCGGAGAATTGAGGTCTGGCGGAGTCCATTCGAAAATTACAGTATTCAATGTGTTCATTCTTCAATCTCCAATGATTCTTCTTCTTCATCAACCTTAAAATTGATACTTCGAGAGCCCTCGAATATCGCTACAATTTCAAAATCAACACCTGCCTTCTCTAACAGGGTATAAATCTCTTGAGCGGTCATAATGGTGACTCCTCAGCGTCTGATGGATAAGGGATAAAACCCTTCGGTTCTTTATAGGGTTTCAGGGGTTGAGTAGGAAAGGGCCAATAGGGATCAGTCATGCTTCCACCTCATCAATGTACTCGCCTTGAGTCACTTCGTTGGCAATCCACTCAGCACCGAAATAAACCAGCGCACCAGCGAATTGATCCGCATCATCAGATGACTGACTCACAAAAGCAGGAAAGCCGGACTCGCCTGCCATATCGTTGTATTCGCCAATAATGGCGTGGAGGTCATCCTTGAATCGCTCATACAATTTTACCAGATCGGTAGTCCAGATAAGCCCGTGGTGGCCCGTATTAGCCCCGTGGTTCGCCATGTCAGCCAACTCATTGTGGCTGTAGGTCTCAATCATGTATTGCTTGAAATCGCTCATGTGCATATCCTTTGCAAGTTGAATCGGTGCAACAGTGCACCCGATAGCCCACAGCATAGGCTATCAGTTGACCTGTCAGTCTAGTGTTTTCAAAGGCCACAATGCGCCATTAGACATTTCGACATAGTGTGTGCCATGCACAAACCCCATGCGATTCATTCTAGCCTTGATCGCTCGGGCATAGGTATAGGATCGCTTGTGGTCTGAATCGCTCAGGTAC